GTTAGTCTTTTTTTGATGTTTTATTATCGGGTCTTGCGTAATACCGGTAGCCATCTTAGACCACATATCTTTCAGGCCGGTTAACCCGAATTTACTACCCCCGCCGCCACCTCCGCCAGCACCAGCCGTACCAGAACCAACGCCGGACGGCAAAGGCACATTACCACCACCAGCACCTTCTTTTAATAATCGTGACTGCTCTCTTAATAAATCCATTTCGCCTTTAATTAAGGCTTTTCCTGCTTCTATATTGTTATCCCATTCCCCCATTATCTTATCAATTCCAGATGGGCGGTCAACTTTTCTTGTCTTTACAGCCCCCATCTTTGCTAAAGTTTCCTCCCTGCTGATTTTTTTAGAACCTTTACCAAAAATGCCTTCATACATTCCTACTGCTTCACCTTTTTTTATTTCTTTTGTTGCAAAATCACTGGCTTGCTTCCACATTTCTTTAAGATTAGAAAAATACTCTTTAATGCCATGCTCATAAATTAAATCCCAACGCTTATCTGTAAACTGACCAAACCAATCTAACTTTTTAACATACCATAATTGAAAATCAGTATAAGAAAATTTCATTTTATCCCAAACACCACCAAAAACCATACCTACTTTTTCAGCCCAGGTTTCAAACTTTGCCAACGCTAAATCTAAACCATACTTCACGGCAATGCTTAACTGGTCATTATCCCATAATGATTTAATAAAAACAGCCACCTCATTCATATATAACTTTACTGTTTTGGCCCATTCAATAATATCGAGGCGATTATCTAAAAGCCATTTAGCTATCTTATCAACTGTTTTTTTGAAAGTCAGCGCAAATACACCTCCCATATCCGCTGCAAGAACAATGAAAGTCTGTTTTAATTTAGCCAAACTAAACGACAGAGTATTTGTCATCTTACCAAAAGCCTTTTGGGTCAAACCGGTAGAGTTTAACATCAACTTCAAATCGGATGCCTGGCCTTCAGCCTGTTTTAATGCCGCTGCAAAACCTGCCATACCTCTTACGTTTGGTATTATCACTGCTAATTGTTCAGCAGTCGCACCGTTTAATTTCTTTAATACTCCCGTTAATCCTATTGCTTTTAGAGTAGTCGTATTAAGTTCAAAGCCAAATTTAGCAGCCATATCCTTTGCATCTTTAACAGGTTTTAAAAATGCTAATATCAAACCCTTAATAGAAGTAGTTGCAACATCCGTTTGTAATCCAGCCCTCGTTATAGTCGCAATTGCCGCACCTAATTCCTGAAAAGATATATTAGCCACCGCAGCTAAAGCTGCTACCTTACCTATTGACGGTGCTAATTCAGCAAAGGTAGTTTTACCTCGTTTTACTGTAGCAAATAAAACATCTGAAGTACCACGCGCCATATCAGCAGAAAAACCATAAGAGTTCATAACACTCGTAAGGGCATCGGCAACAGTTGCGGTATTTGTCATACCGCCTACGGCTGCTTCTACTGCCACTGTTAATACATTCATTGCCTTTGCCGGTGCTATACTGGCAGATAAAATATCATACAAACCCTTACTCAAAGTAGATGTTGATTCACCATAAGACATTGACAATTGCTTTAGACTCTCTGCATATCGTGGCATAATGTTCATAGTATGATCGTCAAGCATTGTACTGACATTAGCTAATTCCTTTTCGAATTTGGCAAACGCATATATCGAAGCCGTTATAGCTCCTGTCACTGCGATGAAAGCTCGTTTGAGATATTTAGTTATTATTTTGCCTGTCTTTTTAATAACCGCGCCAATCTTAGCCATACCCTTAGCGACCGCAGCCTTAGCAAGTTTAAGACCAGCTTTCAAAGGCTTTAAGTTAGCCCTGATGTTTACATAAGTAGTACCTAATTTTACAGCCATTTACCGCCTCTTGGGGAATATACGCTTTGCTAAATTAAAAGCCTGACCGCCGGATAACGATGTTGCCTTATCGTCATCGCTGCCATTCTCCATTTTTAATATTGTCGCTATCTCGTTTAACATTCCGGCGAAAGTCCTTAACGTCATTGCCATAACCTTATCCAAATCAAATCCATAAAATCTACACAATAAAGCTACCGCCGTTACTTCTTTGATTTTATCTGCTTCTTTGGTGTCTGTTTTTTTTTACCATCCTCAGACGTAGGCAGTATGGCAGGCACAATCTTCTCTATGAGATTAGGCGTAATAATCCGCATCGTATCTTCTTTACTAATCTCCTGATGAGTATAACGCAAAGAAAGATAAGCTAAATATCCGATCCCTTCGACAGTCTCCATCTGAGCCTCAACTTCGTCATCAGATATATTCGTATCGGATAACTTTAATAATTCAACAGGATCGATATTGCCTATCTTTTCAGCATCTTCCATTAACCGCTTGCGCCTTTGCTCATTCAAATCATCTCGCTGCTTTATCAGATGCGCCCTGAACTCTGCTAAATCTTTCAGGCATAATTCCGAAAAGATAAAGTCCTTCGTGCCGATTTTAATAGTTGTTTTCTTCTGTACGAATCCACTTAAGTCCATAGCCATTTTCATTCTCCTAATTTAATTAAACTGCATTTACCCTTGCCGTGTCCGAATCCCATTGCAACTGTGCTGATCCCTGAAAAGTATAAGTGACAGTTGCAGCACCATCTTTATCAACCCCAGGCGATACGCCTGTGCAAAAAGCATTACCATACAAACATTTATAGTCAGTAGTGGCATATACGAGTAACAATTCGAGAGAACATTCATCGTCACCCATACCATCATCGCCACCCAAACCAATATCAGTACCACCAGAATCAAGCAGACATTCGACAGTAGCCGACCAATCCTGAAAACCAGTCTGATAAGTTTTCCAAGTATCCTGCATCGAAGTAATTGGTGCGACATCGTGCGTAAGATCAAGCGACCAACTCTGTCCATGCTGTAATTCTGTATCAGTATCGTCAGTATCCCAATAGATATTTGCTGACTTACCGTGCATTAAACCCATAATAAATCTCCTTTAAGTAGCGTCACTCGCAGCCACCGATAAAGTGCCGGAACCCTGGAAAGAAAAAGTTACTTTTGCCACATCGTCCTTATCGGTAGAAACACCTATATCGGTGATCATAGCATTGCCACTATACTTACGAACAGTAGCCCCTTCCTGTTGGTCTGCTGCAACCATACCGGCATACAATATAAGAGCAAGACCATCGGTATCCAAACCAAACTCATTAGCCAAATCTATACCGTCAGCATCAAACTCCTCATCATCTAAAAGACAATCAAAAGAACCAGTCCAATCCTTAAATCCTATCTCGTAATCCTTCCAATGTGTCGCCGCAGTATAAGCTAACGCACTCATAATAGTCGTATCCGCCACGTCACAAGTTGCATCAATCGACCATGCAACGACATTACTTGCAATCTCAGCGTTAAAAGACACCTTACCTTGTTTACCACTAAAAGCCACCATTAGTTATCTCCTTTATGTAGCTAATAATTGACCTGTACCCTGGAATGTGAGCGTTAAACGAGCGGCATCATCAGAGCTGACAGACGGGCCATATCCAGTACAAGCCGCCGAACCGCCATAAGCAAGACCAGCAATAGTGTCAAGTATCAGTATAGCCTCTGTCCCTAATGCAGCGATACCACCGCCGGTTGTAGGCTCTAAACATTCAACTGATGCTGTCCAGTCCTTGAACCCAGCTACGTAATCTTTCCAGTGTGTTGCTGCCGCAACAGTCGCAGAACTCATAACCGAACTATCCGCCGTATCTGCCGTAGCATCAATCGTAAAAGATGACATCTCAAATACGAGATTTGTAAATGATGCCGAACCTTGTTTACCGTGAAACACTGCCATAATCTTTACTCCTTAAAAAACATCCAATAGATTAACTGTATTAGAATGACCGCACTCAATTGTAGGGTCAATCCAGATTTCAAAACCTAACTTTCTAACCTTATCGCACCAGTAATAATCATGTGAAACTCCACCCAATGCAGGGTGCATAAACCCCTCATAGAACGGCCACCTCAATACCTCAAACACTTTGCGCTTAATCAGGATAGTTGTGCCGCCAATCCATTCAGCCTTAAACAAAGTATCCGGTAATTTGCCGTACTTAACTGGTTCATTTTTCTGTAGCCTGAAATTCCATAGCTTTTCGTCTTTCCAGATAGGCGTAACACCAGCCACAATATCTTTATCATGTGAAAGTAATTTATCAACCGTTCCAAATGTCGGAAATGTATCGGCATCAATAAAGAATAGATGCGTGAAGTTATCATTAAGCATCTGCATAACTACGGTATTTCTGGCATCAGCCGCCGACTCTGAGGTCTGAACACTCCAATGCCACTGATTGCGGCCACTAAATTCCTTAAAGCAAAACTCAGCCGTTCGTACATCAATGTGCATATTTTTATGCATTGGCGTTCCCGCAATTACTCTGGATGTCTCAGGCTGTTTGACAAATTTATTCTGTCGCTTTTGGTACAAGCGAAGGTCGTGATCCATATTATCTCTACTGTAAACCCTCGCATAATCACCGGTAAACTCTTCGTCTTTAAAGATAGGATGGTCATGTATGATATTTGCATCTTTGGACCAAGTAAACCGGCCTAAACCTTTGCATCGCTGTGTCAGTTCGTTGTCGCAAAAAGAATGTATATAACCGGTATGAAAAAAATCGCCACCGAGTAACGGCAATAGTCTTTTATCAGCCAACCAATGAGTAGCTAACATTTTACTGTTATAGCTCTGGTCATTCAGCCCTACTAAACCCCAGCCATCAGGTAAGGTATCCATAGCCTTTAATGCAGCAGTCATAAATCCGGCTTGCGGAATAGTGTCATCGCCTAAGAACATAACCAGATCATACTTAGCCTTAGCAACAAGTCGTTTTATCATTTTAGGGCAACCAATACGATTTGTATCGACCTCGCTGACGATCTCGTAGCTATCAGGATTACATAGCTTCTTAATCTCAGTAATACAGCGAGTAGCGCCTTCCGGCCTTATCACCGGCAAAATTATCGATACCTTTTTCATTCAGTTTGCATCCATAAAATGTAAAAAATTGTAGCCTGCCAAATATTGTCCGTATATATTAGCGGGCCATAATTATCCCTCTGCGTCTTAGGGTTTCTCCAACCGTCAATATTTAAAGTCTGCCAGTGATATGCCTCATCAAAAAGCTCAGCCAATTTAGCAATATCCTCACCGCCATCATCGGCATCTGAAAAAAAGTTAAACTGCAGCTCGATTTCAGTGATATTATTAAAAGCCGAACCCATAATTTCTTCCTGGCTCATACCGCTAAAGTAAAACACGCCATAAGGATAAGAGACATTTTGCGGAGCCTGCTGGAAATAAAGACCGCCAGACAATGCCTTTTTAATACCGACATTCTCGTTGAACTTCTCCACTATT